AATTATGTTGAAGGCGCTGAACCTGGAATGCTTTTAAATACAGTTACTAAAAAACTGTATAATGGAGCAAAAGGTATAGAAGTTATACCTTGTCATTATAAATTGGAGTACCAGGAGTGGGCAGATTTCGGAACTGGTTCAGGTAGACCTGAAAACATTTACGATGCTGACTCTGATATACTTTCAAAAACAAAAAACGAAATGGGGAAAGATAGATTAGATAATGGAAACTATATCTTAACTGTTGGACAACATTACGTTTTAGTTATAGACGGTAATTCCACAGAGAATGCTTTAATATCTATGAGTTCATCTCAAGGTAAAATAAGCAGAAAATGGAACTCAATGATGATGTCCATTACTCTTGATGGAAAAAATGGCCCGTATACACCGCCATCTTTCAGTCATAAATATAGGTTAACATCTGTTTTAAACTCAGGCAAAGGTAATCAATGGTATGGTTACAATGTCACTAAGGTTGGTCCTGTAAAAGAACCAGCTTTATATGAGCGAGCTAAAAAGTTTTACACTAGTTTAGCTAGCAAATAGTGTGAATAGTAGGCGGCTGATGGAGACAGAGGCCGCCTATACCACAGAGAGCATATGACAGATAAAATAAAAATTTTTAAAGGTATATTTGAAGGATTAGATACTGCTTATGGACAAACCATAAAAACAGATCAATTCGACGAAAGAGGAAAGCATAAAACTAAATCCTATACAGTTAGCCAGGCGCCCGTACCTAAAATATGGGAAGAACATTTAAAAGGAACTGATCCTGGATTAGGAATCGTTCCAATCAATAAAGAAAATAAATGTAAATGGGGATGTATTGATATAGACACATACCCTTTCGATCACAAAAAATTCTTAAACCAATTAAAATCAAAAAATATTCCAATGATTCTTTTCAGATCTAAGTCTGGAGGAGGACATGCATGTTTATTTACAAATGATTTTGTTCCAGCGATTATAATGAGAGCTAAACTTAAACTAATAGCTTCAGCACTAGGTTTTGCAAGAGCTGAAATATTTCCAAAACAAGATTACATAAGAGTAGATAGAGGAGACACAGGTAGTTTCTTAAATTTACCATACCACGGTGAAGATAGAACTATGAGATTTGCATACGATGAAAAAGGAGAAGTTTTAAAACTACGAGATTTCTTTGAGGTATATAAAGAAAAAGCATTATCTTTAGATGAATTAAAAAATTTAAAAATTGCAAACGATAAAAATGGAGATGATTTTTTTAAAGGCATGCCACCATGTTTAGTAGCATTATTAAGTGATGGTGTTCCAAACGGTCAAAGAAATAATTGTATGTATAATACAGGGGTTTATTTAAAGAAAAGATACTTTGAAAAAGATGAATGGCAAAGCCATATGTTTACATATAATAAAAAATTTATGGACCCACCTTTAGATGTAGGAGAAATAAATACTTTAATTGAATCTTTAGACGGTAAGGATTACAGGTATAAATGTAAAGATGAGCCTATACATAGTTTTTGTGACCCTAAAACATGCGCTGCAAAAGAATTTGGAGTAGGTGATGATGGACCTACCCCACAGATATCTGAAATTAGAAAGTATGATTCTGATCCACCTATTTACTTTGTGTCTATAGATGGAAAAAGTGTAGAAGTAGAGGATGCAACGCTGCATGATCCAGAAAAATTTTCACTAGCCTGTATGAATCAAATAGGAATGCCTATGATGCCGGTTCCTAAACATGTGTGGAGAAAATTATTAATTACATTATTTAAAAAAGCAGTGAAACCTCTTCCTGCGCCAGAATCTTCTAAGTTAGAGGTTCAATTTACAGAAATACTAGCAGATTACATTAACAAGGCTCCAGGGAAGGACCTGAATGATGTGTTAAGAGGTATCGCATACACAGATAAGGAAGGGAATACTTTTTTTCAATTTAAATCTTTTTGGAGATATTTATTAAAGACAAAATCTTGGCCTGAAAAAACTTATCCTAGGCAAAAAACATTAAGAATTTTAGAGACTATGTTTGGAGTAGAAGAAAAATATAAACAGATAGATAATAAAACAGTTAGAACATTAATAATGGAAACAATTAAATTAGAAAAACCAAATCCAAGAAAATTAAAAGTAGAAGACGAACCATGGCAGTAAGAACAATAATACCTGGTCCACCAGGAACAGGTAAAACTTATAGATTAGTCAACCACTATTTATCTAATGAAATCAGTGGTTTACACACTAATCCTAAAAAAATAGTGTATGTTACATTTAGTAATGCTGCAGCAGATGAAGCTTACGAAAGAATAAAACATCCTCTTCTTTATATATCTACACTGCATCATCTTGGAACCAGAGAATGTAATATTAATACTAATACACAATTATTAGAAGATAGAAAATGGAAACAGTTTACAAGTCAATCACAAATTTGCAGAGGAATGAGATTTGAAACTAAAAAAGATACTTACGGAAATACCCTACATCAAAATCCTCATATGAGAATAATATCTTATGCACGTTCTAAAAAAATTGATTTAGTAGAATCTGCTTTACAATTAGATTTACATCATTCAGTTGACTTATGGTTAACAGAACAAATCGACGAAGATTTAAGGTCTTATAAAGAACAAACTGGAATGATAGAGTTTTCAGATATGATCACCAAGTTTGTCAAGGAAGATAAGCGTCTTGCTCTCGATGCCGTCTTCCTTGACGAAGCCCAAGATCTAAGTCCATTGCAATGGGACATGTTTTTTCATATTGAAGCTCAATGTAAGAGATCTTATATTGCAGGTGATGATGATCAAACTATTTATGGATTTCAAGGAGCAGATCCAAGTATATTTATAAATCTGAAAAGCAATAACGAAGAATCCTTTGTGTTTGATAATCAAATACAATCGCATCGTGTTCCTAAAAAAATACACGCTAAAGCTTTAGAAATTTTAAAACACATCAATGAACGATTAGACAAGCCTTGGGAAGCGAGGGACGAGGAAGGAACTTATAAAGAAAATTGCTTATTAACTGATTTTGATTTTAAAAAAGATGAATGGATGATTCTTGCTCAAACAAACGCGCAACTAAAAGAACCTGCACAATTCTTAAATGATTTAAACTTAAGATATAAAGGTGGACAAAATGAATTACTACCTGCAGGCTTATTGACGGCATATAGAATATGGACCCGATTAAATTCAGGTGCAAGTGTTTCAGGGGAAGAAGCCAAACACGTAATTAAAAATTATTTTAGAAAAAAGCAAGTAAAACATAGTTTCGGAGAAGGAAGATTATTGGATACAGTAGATACTGTTACCCTTGAGGAACTTCAAAAAGAACACGGGCTGCTAGTGGCGGGCAGCTGGGAACAGCTCCACATGTCTGATGATCAAAAAAACTACATTAAACTTTTATTAAAAAATGGCGACGATCTTACCACAGATTCAAAGATAGAATTATCAACAATTCACGGAGCCAAAGGAAGAGAATGTAAAAACGTTATTTTATATATAGATTTTGGTTCGGAAGATGAAAATAATTTTTTAGCAACAGAGGCAGATAAGGACCAAGATAAAGTTCATAGACTATATTTTGTTGGAGTAACTAGAGCAAAACAAAATTTATATATTATGCAAAGTACACAAACTAACTTTTACAATATAGGGTATCCAATAGTATGAACATAACGCCTGTAAGTGATTTTGTTTTTTTATCACTAATGACATTTTATTTCGGAATTAAACTTTATTTGGTATACATAATATGACAAATGTATGGGACAAACAACATGGTGGATCACACTACCAAAAATTTAAAATTCAACCAAGTAAATTTGTTGTAGAGAACGAATTGCTTTTTCCAGAAGGATGCGCTATAAAATATATATGCCGACATCGGTTGAAAGGAAAAAAGGAAGATATATTGAAAGCTATTCATTTTTTAGAAATGATTATTGAAAGAGATTACTTAGATGATGTTTAATGCAGCCACAGAATGGGTAAGCCCAGAGACCTTCCCAAGCTTAAAAGAGCACAAGTACATAGCAATCGATTTAGAAACAAGAGATCCTAATTTAAAATCAAAAGGCTCCGGAGCTTTAGT